AAACAAAAAGCAATTTCATAAGAAAACAAAGAGCATATGAGAGTGCATTTCAATCATTGTGTGTTGGAATCATATTGAATATAAAATATTGGTGTTTTTTTTGGAATAAGAAAACAGCAGAGGAAAAAATTTTTCCATATGATATTTCTGCTGAAGATGGTTTTGAAATGATGAAAAAAAGATGTTTTTACTGCGGAGATTTTGCAACATCAATTGACAGATTAGATAATACATTACATCATACTTTGAATAATTGCGTAGGTTGTTGTGAATTTTGCAATATCAGCAAACAAGCAACTGATCCATTAACATTTATTTTGAGAGCAGTATATAGCAGAAAATTCATATATTACGAAGACGATGATATTTGGCACAATAATAAAAATAAACCACGATTAGATAAATATAAATCAAGAGTAGATATTCAAAATCGTCCATTCGAATTAACCAATAATCAATTTAACAAACTGATTGTAGGTCAATGTCATTACTGCAAACGTCATCCACCAAAGGGTAAGTTCTTTGGTATTGACAAGGTATATCCAGATGACGGTTACACGTTAGATAATTGTGTGTCTGCTTGCGCGAGTTGCAATCGTGATAAATGGAAATATACAATAGATGAATTTACACTTCGCGACGAACGAATAACAACAAGATATCTGGAAGGATATTTTGATGATTTGCCATTAATTCCTAAACATATAAATCATACTGAGAAATAAAAAATCTGCCGAGTGGGCATAAAACACACCGATCGTGTGGCGCAATTGGATAGCGCGTCAGACTTCTAATCTGAAGGTTGCGGGTTCGATCCCCGCCACGATTGCCAGGACTCGTAATTTAGTGGTAGAATATCAGCCTTCCAAGCTGGATGCCCGGGTTCGATTCCCGGCGGGTTCAAGTCGGCGGACTTTAATCGCGAGGCCTTGTGGCGCAATGGTAGCGCAGCTGACTCCAGATCAGAAGGTTGCAAGTTCGATTCTTCCCTAGGCCAAGTCGACGGACTATAAATGACAAGACCCTATGGTGAAACGGTTATCACAGGTGGCTGTTAACCACCCGTTCACAGTTCGATTCTGTGTGGGGTCGTGGACTCTATGGCGAAGTGGAATCGCGTTTGCTTAACACGCAAAAGATCCAGAGATCAAAACTCTGTAGAGTCACATGCCCGTTTAGCTCAGTTTTGGTAGAGCGCTAGACTCTTAATCTAGTGGTCGTGGGTTCGAGCCCCACAATGGGCAGGCCGTGCGGGCTTAAAACGCATCTCGACATGGCGCAGTGGTAGCGCGGCAGACTGTAAATCTGTCGGTCGTTGGTTCGAATCCAACTGTTGAGAAAGCCGCGTGGGCTCTAAACACAAGAAGACGAGGTGCTTGAGTGGTTAAAAGGCGAGCCTCGAAAGCTCGTGGGGAAACCCGCGCAGGTTCAAATCCTGTCTTCGTCGTATACGTGGCTCTGTGGCGCAATGGTAGCGCAACTGACTCCAGATCAGTAGGTTACATGTTCGATTCATGTCAGGGTCATATAAAGCTCCCGTAGCTTAGTGGTAAAGCGCTTCTTTAGTAAGGAAGAGATCGCGAGTTCAATTCTCGTCGGGAGCAAGTCGGCGGACTCATACACGCAGGTTTCTTAGCATAGTGGTTATTGCGCCGAGCTGTTAACTCGGAGGTCGCCAGTTCGATCCTGGCAGAAACCGATGCTACTTTAGCATAGTGGTTATTGCGCACCCTTCGTAAGGGTGAGGTCGCAGGTTCGACTCCTGCAAGAAGCAAACTCATGAAAATGTCAATACGATAAAATAATCATATTGACATCTTTTAGTATAATATAAACTCGTAAACAATCATTGTAAATGGGTTTTCTTTACGTACTGACCTTTCCAAGCATGAAATCATATGTCGGTCAGACTACTAGAACCTTGGCCAAACGGTTTGCGGAACATCAACAAGATGACAGTCATTGTGTGTTATTAAAACGAGCTATTGATAAATACGGTTGGGATAGTATTACAATCATAACAAATGAGATGGCAGACGAAGATTTGGATGACCAAGAGGAATTTTTAATTGCATCTCTTGGCACATTATCTCCAAAAGGTTATAACTTGCGAGAAGGAGGATCTAGAGGAAAGGATAGTCAGGAGACACGTGAACGAAAAAGCGAGGCAATGAAAGAAGTCATGAGATCTGAAGAAACGAAACAAAAAATAAGTGTTGGTGTTTCAGGAGAAAATAATGGTAATTTTGGAAAACTTGGTGGAAAACATCAGAGTTCTAAACCCATATATCAATATTCTTTGGACGGAATATACATGACAGAATATGGCGGTGCTAGAGAAGCTGCAAGATGTATTGATGGTCTTCAAAGCAATATATCAAGTTGTGCTCGCGGAGATATTAAAAGTGCCTATGGATTTTTATGGAGTTATACTAAAAAACACTAAGCGTCCAAAATCTTAGTTAATCTATACTCGGAAATATTCGTCTCACGCGCCAAGTCCGACAGCATCTTCTCGCGCAGATTCATATTGATCCACGCTTTCGTCGGCCGTCTCTTGTTCACGAGCACCCTCGCCTCGTTGAATTGTTCGACCAGAGAAGTAATCACGAGAGAGCAGAATTCATCGGTAGTGAAGTATTCGTAGTCCACGATCTTGTACTCTCCTTCCACGTTCTTTATCCTGAATATGGACTTTTCCTTGCGATCGTTCATCTCCAGCGTCACCACGCGTCCTGCACCATACGCCCTCAGCGTTCCATGGCAATTCCTGAGCACGTTCATGTTCGTCGTGAAGAAAGCGTGAGTTCCTCCGCATCCTATCGCGATGTTTCCCACGAGGCCTTTCGCGATCTTCTTGGCATTATCCATCTTTATGTCATCGTTTCTGAGCTCGATGGCTCTCTTGTACATCTTCCTGAGAATGTCGTTGGGCAAATGTTCCCACATCGTATCATCATACGTCGATACATCTGTGGAAATGTCAAAAGAAAGATCAACAGAGATCAGAGGAGGAACAGCGACGACTTCCATATCCTGAGAATACTGAATATTTTTATGAGATTTCTTTTTCGTATCAGCCGCCGCCTTCGCCTTCCTCGCTACTTTTTCCTCGCGTTCTGCGTGTTTCCACATTTTTCTGACAGATGTGAACATCTCGCGAGCTATCGCCTTGGATGTCCTGTCGCACTCGCGGGCGTATCTCGCATGTGTCCTCCTAGCATTTTCTTCCTCTTGTTTCCATGCCTTTCTCACGGACGAGAATATCTTGCGAGCGATCGCTCTGGATACCTTATCGCATTCGCGACCATACTTCACGGATTCTGAAAGTCTTGGGCGGCCCATTTTTAAATGAAAATGAATTTTCGACATTATTATGTCCTTCGAGACACCTGGGTCAAACGACACCCTCGAAAGTACATTTTTAAAAAATCAAATCAGTACACGATGCCGTTGAAAAAGATATTGTGAAACGTATCAGATACGATATCTTCGTATTGAGCTCTCTTATATACCACATACAGAGAATAATCCACCTCGCCGTCGTGATATTCATTTTTCGTGACCTCGAACTCCTCATCGTACACGAAGAAGGTCATCGTCGTCGTGATCACGCCATTAGACTCCATGAGCTTATCCACCTGAAACTTTGTCACGTGGATACTCTTTTGTGATCCTTCGAACAGAGGCTTTTCCGTGAACCGGCACCTGCCCGAAGGAACGAAGTCGAGGACTTCCGCGATCGTGGCCTGAATCTTTCTGTAGATATCTTCATCGCGCAACTTCACAGCATCGGCGTAAATTTGGCGTGAAAGTTCGCTGGGGAGGTTGGACAATATCATCGTCATGTTGAAATATTTTAGAAAAAATAGGATGATTTTCCGCCTTATGAGTACTTTGCGTGACCTGGGTCAAACGACATCAACGCGCCTTCTGTTGTTTCTTCAGCGCCTGCTGCTTCCACATCGGTAACAGATTTTGGCTCGTCTGCGGCTGCCACGCAGTAGGCTTGAACCTCTGTTGGGGCATGGGCTGGCCCGGATCGAAATCAAGCACGTCGGGCTTCGAGATGTCACGATTGATCTTGTTGTTCGCGAGCTGATTTTCGGCGATGTTGAGGCTTCCTGGAGTGCCCCAAGGATTTTCGACGATCGACTTGGTTCCGAAACGATCGTCCTTTCCTTCCGCCGCGATGGAACCGAAGGTCTGTTCGACCGGCGTCGACAAGATGTGATTGCTCGAGTTGTAGGTGGGGCGATTTTTGAGACCGTAAGCGCCCTGCTGTCCGGCGTCGAAGTTGTTGACGCGGCCGGCGCCCGGGGTGAACGACCGATCCTGCCCGGCACGCTTGGCATGACGACCCTCCGGCTGCAACTCGACGACGTCCAGACGTTCGGCAAACTGACCCCCGACGGCACCGGGAGGGCCGGTGAGGTACGCATCTTCGTATTGCTCTCTGATCGTGGTTTCGGGCACGTACTCCGGGCGAGCTTCTCCCGCCGATTGTGCAACTCCCGTGGGCCCGGCGGGAAGAAGATATCTGTTGATGAGACCTCTCTGGGAATCGAGGGTGACGCTGCAGTTTGTTTCGGAGACGTAGGCACCAGCGGCACCGGCCTGTGTGGTTCCGTTGGGATTGATAATAGGATCGGTTTGACCGTCGCCGGTACGAGGACGACCGCGAGTCTGATCGACATATCGCGCCTGTGGTGCGTCCACGATGGTGTCCGAAGGTCCTTCGTAGTCGCTTTCGAACGGTCTGAGGCCGGAGTATCCACGAGGCTGATTTCCGTAGGCAGTGGGACCCAGAATGGCACCATCTGGGGTAGGAAGAGGCGGGCGTTCGTCGTAAGGGAGAATGAGAGCTCCGGGGTTGTGATTGACGCTCGCGACCTGCGTGATTTCTCCTTTTCCACCGATGATGGATCCTCCGGGCACGAGACGACCAGGGAGTTGCGTGAGCTTGTATTCGTTCACGTTCAGAGGGAGCTGTCTGTAGAACTGCTGGAAACCACCAGTTGCGGCGACCTCGGGGCCGACGCCGAGACCGGGACCGACGCGCAATTGTTCGGCCGGGAGCACGTTGTTGTACTGATGAGAATTGACCGAGCGCGCCTTTTGGAGCTCGGTGTCTCCCGGCATATTTCCCACGGTACCTCCGGAACCGACTCTCCCCTGAGGCGTCATACCGAAGAAATTATCGGCCTCGGTCTTGTGCTTGTACGTGCCAGACGTAGAGAAACCGTCCAAAACGCCGCCGGTGAACAATTCCATCTTGCGTTGCTTGTATGCAGTGTTTGTGTTCATCGTCTTTCCAGACGTGAAGTAGGGCATCACCTCGGACGGACGCTGATTTGGAGTGATGATGCCAGACTCTTTGGGAACCTGTGCCTTCTTCCAGCGTTTCTCCGCCTTCTTGCGATATTTGCGAACCATGTCTGTCGGCTTTGTATCATATTCTTCGTCGACACCCTGACCAGAACCGAGAACATCTCTGTATTTATTTCTGTCCGCTCTGGGCTCTCTTCCCTCCTGAGAACTGAATAGCCCATATCCAATTATCGATGCAATTGCCAACAATTCCATTTTTACTTATTATATTATAAATATTTTTAAAAATAAAAATTACACACGATGTTTTACATTTCACAATGTTTTTCTCTGAAATTAATGATTTTTATTTCACGTGGCATAGTATCACACCAGTCTTTCTCTCCTGATACACTAGTAATTTGTTTTGCTTGAATAATGAACTCATTCGGTGATAATGTTGACTTAGAAATATTGCAATCTCCGCAACACGAAACACAGTTATCTGCGATATATCCTATTTTACTATCTATCCTATCTATCCCATTAGAATGATTGTCTGTAGAAGGACGTCCACAATACGAACAACTATTTTCACGAATTTTATAGTATTCTTCTTCAGTTAGTTGGAAATCAGTCTTCAACATTTGTTGATATCGTTCGTATGAAATGAACTTGTTTTCAGTCCAATGATGACATGGTCTCCCAATACCAAAATGCATTAAGGATATCTGGCAACATCTATCTACGAAAGTTCTCGCATCCAAACATTTCTTCATATAATTGCACTTTTCACAACATGATACTGAATTTTCACTAGTATATCCTATGGAATTAACCATTCGATCGATCGAGTTTCTCTTGACTCCATCAACAGTTTCCATACCACAATAGAAACACGAAAAATCGGTAATATTCATTATATCTTCACGTGTAAGTTCTACGATAATCTCGCGTCTTTTAGCACTTGATAAAATCTCACCACTTTTTCCTTCTCGTGTGTGTCTTGATATTTTTCTTTCTTCGGTAATTCTCTCTCGATTGTCTTCGTAAAATCTACGTCGTTTTTCCTTTATATCCTCACTATTATCTTCATAATTTTCTCGTTTTTTAATACTGATATCCACTTTATTAGTCTTGTAATAATCACGTCTGCTTTCTAGACATTTCGTACAGCATTTGTACATTCCATCGTGAATATTTTTGCATCGTGGACATGTATTCATTCTTGTGTTTATAATGTAAATATTCAGCGTATTTATACCATAGTTTGTCGATACGTCTACGCACGCCCATAATCGTCCTCGTATCTACAGATATCGTCCTCACTCACCCTTGTTCCCATTGCGATCTCTGTGAACACGAGGGGAGTGTGTGACCAATTGGTGATGCGATGTTTGGTCCCTCTGGGAATGAAAAACGTCTTTCCTGTAACGGCGTCCTCGGAACGATCGCCAATCCTCACGGACCCTCTGCCGCTCTCGACGATCCAGAACTCGTCACGATCTTCGTGAGTCTGGAGACTCAGGCGGTGACCGAGCTTGACGGTGATGCGCTTGTGCCAATGAGAGGCGTCCTGAGACAGCACCTCGTAATTTCCCCACGGTTTCTCGACGATGGTCATCGGGATGTCGTATTCATCACTCGAATATTAAATTAATCTGTTTTGTCGATACGAAAAAGTAGAGACAAAAACGATATTATTCACGAAGCGATCAGCTCATGTTCATGCGGTCCATCTTCTCTAGGATCTGTCTGTCGGACATGGTCGCCTGGTTGAAACGGTTCAGGGTTTTGTAATAGTCCTGGTTCAGGATGTTCTGTCTGTAATCGACGGGAGCGGTCGTCAATTTTGCGTTGGGGTCGCCCTGGACGTTTAGCTTCGACGTGGGCATTGCAGGAGGGCGCACGTAGTACGCCGTCAGCTGGTTGACGACCTTCTCAACATCGCCAGCGTTCTTCTGCAGGAACTGTCTGTACTGAGAGTCCTCGGGAGTCCTGAACTTGTTCTCGAGGTAGTTATTGTACAGTCCACTCGAAACATAGTTAGTAACGTTGACACCCTCCCTTTCGGGATATTTATCGGGATTAAACCCGGGGACTAGACTATACCTTAAACATCCTAGAGTTTGTCTACACTCATCATTGGATACCCACCACCATCTAGTCGTTGAACCTTCCCCGTAGACTAGACATTGCGTCCTTAGGGGCTTGGCTGCGGATTGCCCATTGTATCATCACACGAATTTTTACCATACCCGAGTTCCGCTCTCGGCCACCTCAATCTTTCGATGGAGATTTGGTATCATGTGCTTTAGGGGGTCCCCGCAATTTGGCGGTGTCGCATTCTTTTGAACACTAGCGATTGCATAATGCGAAGCCTTCACGACGCATTGTGGAATGTCAACGAGCTTTCACGAAACGATATCCACATACGTTTCGGTCGAACGCTTTTCCTCACTTATTCACATATTATGTAAATCATGAGCGGCCATCTGCCATGGCGGGCTGGATTCTACTTCCCATTCTGTTTATATTCTTACATTATATATTTTATTCGACAAAATACCACCGATATCCGCCTGCTGTTCCTCCATTTATTATACTACGTTTTCCTACACAAATACCCAATACATTCTTAACTTCCTCTGCCGAAGAATATTCGTCTTTCGTTCCATCTTCCAAAATTCTGTATACGGGCTTTCCTTGAGTTCCTTTTTTCCTCGTGATATCCCACTCCGGATACTTTGCTCGTTCTTCTTCGTCTGCATATTTCCATATAAACCCATCAACCGATCCACGTCGCCCCTTCGCACATCGTATGATTTCTCTATCATCGATGTTCAATTCTTTAGCGGCATCCTTGATGACGTCGAACTCCACCGTGTATCCCATCACGTGATATCCGATAACACCCTTGGCTCCACGTCCTTTCGCAGCATCTCCAATCTTCTTCTTGGCATCTTCGCTCATAGTTTTCGATATTTCTTCGTATGTCATATCTGGTGCGTTCTCGTCGTAGTCTTCGAACGTGTATCCTCCTGCTTGTCTTCTCACGACCGAATTCCCATGCTTATTGATTTCTACGGTCTTGTTCAAGACGGCACATATCTTTCCAGAGTGAATGTCGAGTTCTTCCGCCGCATCAATGACACTCTCGAACACTAGCATTTCTTTGGTATTGATATTGAGCGCTCGTATCTTCCTCTTCGTGGTCATAGGATTTCCAGGGGTATATCCAGCCCCTCCCCGATGAATATTATATCCATACTCGACCGTTTGAAGTAAAGATACGAAATATGGTTCTCGTACAATTGCCTCTTCGTATGTCAAATCATCTTCTAAAATTGACACGTCAAAACTGTCCCAACCATATTTCTTAATCGCTCTGTTCAACTTGACACACCCGTCACTTGCATATTTGTGATCTTTCATTCTTGTCTTGAAATTGCACGTCCTTCCTACGTAGAACTTACCACTTGGACTTTCTATAAGATATATGACGTGTTTTTTCATTATTATAAATAACGAATTTTCGTCATATTTATAAGAAGAAGTTTGTCAATACGATTGTCATTTGACCCTTGTATAATTACGCGTTCGTAGCATTGAAAATATTCGTGAATTCCCACTGCACTTGAGGAGTGCGTCCGGGGCAATAGGGGTGTCGCTGGCATTGTGATCGTGAAAGTATAATTTGTCGATACGAGTTTTCCAGACGTTGCATAATATCTGGAAAAAACAGAAGCATTTCAGCATTTATCACGTCTCGTTTGTTTGTTCTATGCTGTGATCTCCAGAACGTGGGGGTTGCTCAATAGGTATTAAGTTATTTACATGGTTATTACTGTGTGATAATATCAAGGATCACATTGCAAGCAGCGTCTTTATCTTGCTCGAGCAAGATCACATGCCATGAATTGTTGAATTTCACGATTGACCGCAGGGGGTGTTTGGAGAAAAGATCTATATTCATCGCGGCGTTCACCTGCGTGTCTCTGACAGACTGCAGGCAGGTCATCTTCGTCTGGACAGTACGCATTCCAGAAAGCGATGACTTCGCCATCTTCAAAAGCTCATTGGCAGTGCCCGCCGTGATGCCAGATTTGAGTGTCAGAGGGTCGCTTGACCAAATTCTTCTATAATCCTCATCTGGATTTTGATTAATCTTGGTCAACTGGATATCAGGGACCATGCGTGCAATCACGGAAACGACCTTGGACATTATGTTGTAATAAAGCGTATCACCGGCGCCGTAAAAAGGAGAAATAAGAATCCCATGGCAAGCGTCATATTCCTCAAGGACTTTGGAAGAAATCGCCCCACCCAACGAGCACCCCATCACGTAGATGGGATACTGGTTAAAGTATACATCCTTCTTCACAATGTCCACGAAGGTCCTCGCATCGTCGATCAGATCCTCGTGATTACGAATGACAAAACGAGAACCTTCGCTGTTTCCATGCCCAGCGTGATCATATGTCACAATATTAATCCCAGAGTCAATCAAGACTCCCTTGACGTTCTGAAGGTCATGCATGGCATGGCTCCCGAAGCCATGGAAATACACGACCGTTGCTTTGGGATTATTCGCACGGAGCATATATGTGGCCAGCTTAAGTCCATTTCCGTTGATAAAAGTTGTCATGTTTGTATCGGTGTTCATGTTTGTTTGTTTCTTACTATTTTATAGTATTTATTTTACCGGGGGCAAATGACAATAGACATTACGATTGTCATTTGACCCTTGTATAATTACGCGTTGGTAGCATTGAAAATATTCGTGAATTCCCACTGCACTTGCGGAGTCTTGGATGTCTGGGCGTTGTCTGCGCCTACTGCCCAGAATGCAGTGAAATTTACCCACGGAGTTTTTTGCACGAATGCCATGACTTCCTTGGCATTATCAATAGTGAATGTTTCGTTCGGCGTGTCATTCTTTCCTATTTGAGGAGTGATTCCAACCCCATTGTAAACGAGCCCCAAATCATCACATTGTTTCTTAGTCCCATTCGCAGCAGAAATCGCGGCCTTACCCATCTGCGTCTCGCCAGTTCCGTAGCACATGGCCATAATGTTTACGGAATTCACCTTGACTCCCTGTGCTTTGGCATCCCTGAGGATATTTATCCCTTGTGATTCGAGGCCACGTTGCATGCAGGACAGAGTGTAATCAATCTTCAGGTCCGGATACTTTTTTTGTAAAATCACGAGAGCCTTATTTCTACGAGTGATACTGGCTGTATCTGACGCGGCAGCTCCTTCTATATCCATGTCAATATGACGGGTATTGTACATGGTTATAACACTGTCGTATGCCTCGACGAGTTTATCCACGTCCTTGATAGCGAGAGCTAATTCAGTTCCCGTTGCACCGCCGAATGATATGCGGACAATACCTCCCTTGGTCTGCACAGCTTTCGCCTGGCTCACAAAAGTATTAATATCCATGGTACCATCGAACTTGGGGGTTCCGTTCGAAGACAACACGAATGCAATGGTCACGTTCTTGGTGGGAATTTTATCGAGAGTCTTTGCACCATTCCACCCATTCCAATAGTTCCAGCATTCTGCATATGGTGCGAAATACTTATTGGCGACGGGAGTGGGAGGAGTTGGAGGATTTATAGGTTCGAGAAGTTTCTTGAGAGACGCCTGGTTCACGGGACCTAGGCCAGAATATCTTGTTTGAAGATCTTTTATCACGGCATCTGGGCCTTCTCCGTGCATACACCGTCTCAAGAATTCCACCGAAACTTCGCACCACTTGTCGTCCACATTGGGTCTCTGAGGGAGAGGGGCTATAGAAGACATCGTATTAATAGTGCGTCACATTTTTTTATCTCACACATAACGTTCACCAGGGGTGCATGGTCCACCACGACCCCATGGGGGACCACGACATTTTATTGGGAGTCCACGTACGAGGATCGCTTCCCATCATGCGTTTGTTGCCGAACTTGGCCTCGTCGGGATAGGGGACATTGTCCACGACCATATTTAGACGGGGTGTATCCTTCGTCACCATCACGGCCGCCTTGGAAGCCTTTTTCTTGCGAATCATCATGATGATCGCGAAAGCCATGGCGATCAGGACCACGAGAGCCAACAGGACATATGTCGCTTTTGCCATTGTGTATATGGTTACAAAACCTTTTTTTGTCGATACGACAAAAAATAATGTCATATACAAATGTTGTTCGATGACGCTGTGATGTGTGTGGCGCTCGACCGCCTAGATCTTTTCGGGAGGAACCCAGACGTCCTGGAGAAATACGACGAGTACAAAAAGGTCCTGGCGAGCAACGGGATAAACGTGAACGACGTGATACTGAACAAGATGAACGGGGCCTCGGCCAAGTGGATGCGCAACGAGTTTCCCTACGACGTGAAAGGCACGGAACACTATCTCGTCTGGAGCACGAGACCGCTGGACATCGAAGTCGTCCAAGACATTGCGCGAAAACGCGTGGGAGGTCGCGAGTTCCTGTGCTTCGTCAACCCTGATAATCTCCAGAGCGTGAAGAACGTGTGGCACGCTCACGTGCTAGTGAATATGGAGTAGTCTTTACACGATTGCCTTATT